CAGGCTATGGAAAAGTTGGAAGATGGAAAGGGTGGTGATCCAGAAGATTCTCGTTCTAATTCTAAGGAAGCATCAAAGACTTCTCTACAGAAGGCTGGCGAACAGTCTACTCCAGAAGAACACAATGGTTCACATTTTGACAAAGGAACTCGTAACAAGGCAGAATATGCTCATCCAACTAATGTAGGCGAAGAAACAGAAGTTGATGAAGTAGAATTTGAAGAACCATCCGAAGAAGAATTGGAAGAAGCAAGAGCAGAACGTTGGGAAAACGCTAAGAAGAAAATGAAAGAAATGTCAGTTGAAGAAGACATTAATGCTCTTTTCTCTAATGAAACTCTTTCAGAAGAATTCAAAACAAAAGCACAAACCATTTTTGAAACTGCTGTAATTGCTCGTGCGGTGGCTGTGGCAGAAGCACTAGAAGAAGAAATTCTTGATGCTGCACAGGAAGCATTGGATGATTCTCGTGTAGAAATTGAAGAACAGGTAGATACTTATCTTAATTTCGTAGTAGAAAATTGGGTAAAGGAAAATCAAGTAGCAATTGAAACAGGTCTTCGTTCAGAAATTGTAGAAGATTTTATTAATGGTTTGAAGAATCTTTTCACAGAAAATTATATTGATATTCCTGCTGAAAAGGTTGATGTAGTAGAAGAACAGGCAAAAGAAATTGCTGAACTTCAAGAAGAAATTAACGAAGTCATGAATGCTAATGCAGAACTTGCAAAAGAACTTGCAGAAAGCAACAAGGCTCAAATTTTGGCTACTGTAAGTGAAGGGCTCACCGCCACACAAGCAGAAAAGCTAAAAACGCTCGCAGAGGGTGTTGAGTTCGTCACAGAAGACGAATATGTCGGCAAATTAAATATAATTCGTGAGAGTTATTTTAAGAACGACAAGAAACAGGTGAATGTAGATAATGCCACAAGAACAGTAAGATTGTTTGAAACAGCCGGACCTGCCGAAGTAGAAACATCAGAAGAAAATTCTTCTGGAATGAATGCTTTGTTGAATGCATTAACAAGAACTCAAAATCAATAATATCTAAATAGTATTATCCCTCTAGGAGAAATTTAAATGACTCAGATGATCAAAGAACAAGTAATGAAGAAGTGGAGCCCAGTGCTTACTCACGAAAGTTTCGCAAAGATTAGCGATCCATATCGTAAGTATGTAACCTCTGTTCTTCTTGAAAACAATCAAGTAGCGTGGGAAGAAGATGTACGCCAGGGCGCAGATATGCGTAACTTGCTTACAGAAACTCTACCAGCAAACGCAGTAGGAACAGGCGGATACGGTGGTGGTGCGGCGGCTGGTGGTCCAGTTGCAGGTTTTGACCCAATCCTTATCTCATTGATTCGTCGTTCTCTTCCAAACCTTATTGCATACGATGTTTGTGGCGTTCAGCCAATGACCGGACCAACAGGTTTAATCTTCGCAATGCGTTCTAAGTATGCTAACAATGCAAACCTAGCAGCCGCAGCCGAAGCACTATTCAATGAAGCAAATGATGCATTCTCTGGTAACGGAACAATGACAGCATTTGATACTGCAAATGTAAACCCAGGAACTTCTAACTCTTCTTACTTTGGTTTGGCAAATACCGGATACGGTTTCCCAACAACCATCGCAGAAGACCTTGGTGATGTTTCAGGTAATGCTTTTGCACAAATGGGTTTCAGCATTGAAAAGGTAACAGTAACAGCAAACACTCGTGCATTGCAAGCGTCTTACACACTTGAACTTGCACAGGATTTGAAGGCTGTTCATGGTCTTGATGCAGAAACAGAATTGTCAAACATTCTTTCTACAGAAATTCTTGCTGAAATCAATCGTGAAGTTATCCGAACAATCTACGCAACAGCAGCAGTTGGTGTTCAATACGCCGCTACTCCAGGTATCTACAACTTAGCGGTTGCGGGTGATTCTTCTGGTCGTTGGCAGGTTGAAATTTATAAGGGTCTTATCTATGCTCTTGAAAGAGAATGTAATAAGATCGGAAAAGATACTCGTAGAGGCAAGGGCAATGTATTGATTACATCTACCGATGTGGCATCTGCACTTGCAATGTCAGGTATGTTAGATTATCAATCTGCTCTTACAAACAACACAAACCTTAATGTAGACGACACAGGTAACACCTTTGCCGGAACATTGTTTGGTCGTTTGAAAGTCTATGTTGATCCATACTCTGTATCTGGTGCCGATTATATCGTTGCTGGTTACAAAGGTAATATCGCATATGATGCTGGTTTGTTCTACTGTCCTTACGTTCCACTACAAATGGTTCGTGCTATTGACCCTAACACCTTCCAACCAAAGATTGGTTTTAAGACACGTTATGGTATTGTAGCAAATCCATTTGCACAGGGTCTTACACAAGGTTTGGGTGCGTTAGTTAATAACAGCAACATTTGGTATCGTAAGTTTGTTGTAAGCAATTTGAAATAATAGTAAATGAAAATATGGGGACAGGAAACTGTCCCCTCTTTCTAAACTAAAAGGAATCATAAATGGCAGCTTTAACATCAGAAATCGTAGCAAATAGTAATTCACCAATCCAGGTTCTGTCAGCAAATGTTTATTCAAATGCTGTAGCAAATGGAACATCATGGCGTATTACTGCCAGTGGATTCACATCTCCTGCTAGTTCTATTAATTATACATTACAACCATCATTGACTATTAATGTTTATTTTGGAGCAAATGGAACATCTGCTGATCCACTTATTACATCTATCACAGTACCTCCACAGAATGGTTTTAACCTTCCTGGTGTAGTAGACGGACCATCAGGAAGCTTTGTATATGATGGTTTGGTAACAATGCGAGCAAGTTCTGTTGGTTCTGCTGTTCCTGGTGGAAATGTAACAGTTGTTGGATCAACAATCAACCCATTTGGACAAATGTCAAATCAATCATCTAATGGTAAAATTAATGCTGTTATGACTGGAAATACAACAGGTAATATTTCAGTGTATGCCGTAGCGTCTGGTATTGGACAAAACGCAAACTTGGTATTTGAACAGTGTTTGATTACTGCTCAATCTTAATTTTAAATTTCATAAATAATAGTATCATCTTTCGGAGTAAATAAAAAATGGCAGCATTAAATCAGTCTATTCTTGCTAACTCAGCACCAATCAATAATGTAGAAGTGTATGTAAGCAATTCATCTTTTGCTGTTTCAAACACAGTAGGAAATGGTAATTCTTGGATCATTACAATGGCTGCAAACCAATACACATCTGGTGAAAAGATTGGTCCAGTTGTTTATAAGTTGAAGTATGGTGCTAATGGTAATGTTGCTGACTCAACAGTTCTTAGCGTATACAGCTTAAGAGATATTGGTGATATAACTCCAATTGCAGCACAGTTTGTTGTAACTCTTCGTGCAAATTCTGCTGGTAATGTTCAGCCAATTCTTGCGGTCACAGGATATGAACTTGGAACAAACAAGAATGCCGTAAACACAGCAGTTGTTGCTGTCAATGGTAGCTCAACAGGATATGCAAACTCAGCCACAGGTTGGTACTTGGGTACATCATTCTCTGGTGGAGACAGTGTTTCAAATGTTGTGTTCTCAACAGTTGTAATAACACCAGTTCTTGCTTAATTAGTTTCTCGATAATAATAAGAAACGAAGGGGACTTTAAAGTCCCCTTTTTATTGCCTAAATATTAAATGAGTATTTCTATTAATCCTTCTAACACAAATTTGATGCAGGCATCAAAGTTTTTGCTTTCTTTTACGCGCTTGCCGTATGTAACATATTTCTGCACAAAATGTAATCTCCCTGGATTATCAGCAGGACAGGCTGTTCAACAAAATCCATTTATTGATGCTCCTGTTCCTGGTGATAAAATGGTGTATGACCCATTAGAAATAGAATTCTTAATAGATGAACCGCTATGGTCCTGGACAACCATTTCAGATTGGATAAAAGGATATACCTTCCCTGAAGATTTTGACCAATACAAAAATTTAAGTCTTCAACAACAACTCATTCTAAGAAATCAAACAACTACACCACAATATTCTGATGCTATGTTGACTGTTCTTACAAACAAAAATAATCCAGTTGTAGTAGCACAGTTTAAAGATGTATTTCCTATTTCTCTTTCAAGCATTAATTTTGATACATCTATATCAGCCCAAACTGTCATAACAGCCAAAGCATCATTCAAATTTACTAATTTTGACATTTCCAGACCTTCTGTATAAAATATTTTCTTAATTTCTATCTTTTTTGTTTTTAGTATGATATAATCTTAAGTTCGTTCAATCACTTGAGAATATTATATGCTTTTAAATTTAGAACAATTGATTCAGAATTGGGAAACTGATTCGGCAATAGATAAAACAAATCCAGATAATGATTTGTTAAAAATACCTAATCTACATTCAAAATATGCTGCACAATTTGTAAGACACACTTCAACAGTCAGAAAATTACGAGTAACCTACAATGAGTTACTCCGAATTAAAACACATTACTATTCTGGAAATCTCAACAACAAACAAGACCTTGCCAGATATAATTATGAGCCATTTAACTATGTTCCAAAAGGAAAAAATGATATTGACTCATATCTTAATGCTGATCCAGAACTAAACAAAATTAAATTAGAAATTGGTGAACACGATGATGCAATTTCATTTTGTGAAATGATAGTAAAGGAAATAGGGGCACGAACTTTTCAAATACGTTCGTGGCTTGATTATAGCAAGTATAAAATGGGACACTAAATGCCTGATATATTTGTCTCTAAAATTAATGAAGTGTTTATCAAAGTTGTTGCTAATGATACAATAGCAGCAGAACTATGTGATTATTTTTCATTTTTTTCACCAGGATACAAATGGTCGCCAGCATATAAAAAGAAGAAATGGAATGGAAAAACTTATCTCTATAATAAAAGAACCTACCTGCTTTATGCAGGATTACTACGATATGTAATGACCTTTGCTGAAAATCATCAATATTCAATTGAATTTGAATCTGATATAGGAATAATGAACAACTTTTCTTTGGAAGAAGCCAAAGAATATCTCACATTTCTTAATATTTGGTCACATGGTAAACCTCTTGAACAGCGAGATTATCAGCAAATAGGATTCGCCAAGGCAATTAGATACAAGAGGATGCTTATAGTCTCTCCTACTGCCTCTGGTAAGTCGTATATGATGTATGCCATATCTCGCTACCTCTTGGAACAAGTAGGCTCTAAAGGGCTTATAATCGTTCCTGGGACCAATCTTGTAGATCAGCTTAAATCAGATTTTGAAGACTACGCACACGATACTTGGGATGTGTCGGAAAATGTGCTTAAAATCTATGCTGGTAAAGACAAAACTATTAATAAACCACTCACAATTTCTACCTGGCAATCATTAGCTAATATTGATGATATAAATTTCTTTGCTCAATATGATTTTGTAATAGGAGATGAAGCTCATAATTTTCAAGCAAAGTCCCTTAAAGATATTATGTCAAAGTTAATCAATACCAAATATAGAATAGCCATGACAGGCACACTTTCTGAATGGAAAATA